ATTGAGGATGCTTCTGATGTTGACAAACTCATAGAAGATATACTACAATCGGAGGAAGCTGACTGTGACAGTTGCAAAGTCTAAAGAAGTAAAAGGAATGACCGTATTTAACAAGACCAAAGTAGATACCAAAAAGCAACCCATGTTTTTTGGACAACCTCTGGGAGTCCAGAGATATGATTCGTATAAGTATCCTGTCTTCGACAAACTTACGCAACAACAACTTGGATATTTTTGGAGACCTGAAGAGGTCTCTCTTCAGAAAGATCGTGCCGACTACCAAAAACTTACAGAGCAACAGAAACATATTTTTACCAGCAATCTTAAATACCAGATCATGCTGGATTCTGTACAAGGGCGGGGTCCTGGGATGGCTTTTATCCCTTACTGCTCACTACCTGAGTTAGAAGCATGTATGACCGTGTGGGAGTTTATGGAGATGATTCATAGTCGCTCCTATACACATATTATTAAAAATGTGTATCCCAATCCTAGTGATGTCTTTGACACCATCTTGGATGATGAGAAGATTCTTTCTCGTGCTGCTTCTGTTACCGAATCGTATGATGACTTTATTAAAGAAGCACACTCCTATGACAATGGAAGTATGTGGGAATTGGCAAGAGAGGGTCACATCTCTGGCACAATCGAACGTCATGAATTGAAGCGTAAACTGTATCGTGCAGTTGCTAACGTGAATATTCTTGAAGGCATTCGATTCTACGTTTCATTCGCTTGCTCGTTTGCCTTCGGTGAAAACAAACTCATGGAAGGTAGTGCAAAGATTCTTTCTCTTATTGCTCGTGATGAGAATCAGCACTTGGTTATCACCCAAAATATTCTCAACAAGTGGAAACAGGGTGATGATCCTGAGATGCAAGAGATTGCTAAGGAAGAGGAAGGTTATGTCATTGATATGTTTAAACGCACTGTCAATGAAGAAAAGTCTTGGGCAGAGTATCTATTTAAAAATGGATCTATGATCGGTCTTAATGATCGTTTACTTAATAATTATGTGGAGTGGATTGCTAATCGTCGTATGAAAGCGATTGGCCTTACACCAATCTATGATATTCCTGCTAAGAATAATCCTTTGCCCTGGACAGAGCACTGGTTAAATAGTAAGGGTCAACAAAACGCACCTCAAGAAACGGAGATTGAAAGCTATGTCGTCGGCGGAATCAAACAAGACATCACCGAAAACACCTTCGCAGGATTCTCTCTATGAAGAACTTCTAAGTTCTGCAGGGCAAGAGGGCAATCCTCTTGCTGAGGTTATGTGGGAGAATGAGAAAAGGAAAGCACGGCAAGAAAGAAACACTCGCCACAGTGTTGATAAGGGAGAAGATTTTATTAAGTCTGGTATGACTCTCATCACAGACGTAGAATCTGACAAATATCTTAAGAGAATTGATAAATAGTAAAGGATAGAGTATACTATCCATACGTTCATCCAGAGGACTTCATATCCTCTTGGACGCAAGTAAGTCGCGGAACGGAGCGTTCATCCCATGGTAGAGTTGTTACTTTACACATCACTTACATGTCAACAAACTGAAGCGTTAATGCTGAAGATTGAGGCACAGACACATCTACCCGATAATGTCAGGGTGGAGTTGGTGGAGACCGTAAGGGAATCAAATCCAAAATGTGAGTGGTATTGGGACGCAAACGACTAAAGGAACGGACCTAAAAATCCAACTACTTTAGGAGTAAACTCATGAACACACTTAATCTAATCAAAAAGCAGATCGAAAAAGCTGCTGCACTTCATGACGCTCAGATCTCTCACACCTCATATCGTGGTGTTGAGTATGATACTCGTTGTGTGGAGAGTAAGGAAACCCATGGCACATTTTGCTATCGCGGTAAAACTTACACTAAGTGATTCCACGGTAAAAAGAAGGGTTGACACCCTTCTTTTTTTATGCTAAATTATATTGATAAGTGCTTATACTATGTCGTTAGATATTGAGTTTATAGCAGAAGAAGAATATCAAGGTAGAATACCTGAGCCAATTCCAGCATACAAATGTTTTCCTGAATGGTTTTCTAAACTGGAAGGTAGATCTAAGTGTCCAATTAGTTTTGTTGGTGATACAATCAAACCAACTACAGGCACAGTTAAAAACTGTCCTGGTATTACAGATTTTTTAAAGCAAGGATATATTATTCCTGCATGGGACACATTTACATTCAGAGGCACACCTGATGGTGGTATAAAAGTTAATTGGATTGAGGGTGATACTCCTACTAAGTTTTCTTATCATGGAGAAAATCAATTTCATACTCTATTGGATGAGCAACGTCCATCCTATGATGCATTCTTTAAGATCATCAGTCCCTGGTATATGAGAACTAGACCAGGAGTTTCTATTATGCTACTACATCCAGTATGGCATAGAAATAAAATATTTACTTCATGCACAGGGGTATATCATACAGATGTAAATGCTTGTCAAGTGCAATGGTTTTTTGAAGTTAACAATAGATTTCCTGTAGTTGATGATTTAGATTTTGATTATAAAACTCAGGTCGTATATAAAAACGAACCTGTTATGCTTGTAGTGCCATTCTATAGAGATTCATTTCAATCTAAAGTATCCTATGTAAATAGTGCTGAGTATAAAAAAATTGAAAATAAAACTCACGAGATGAATGTTTTGAGTAGAGTGACAAACAAAGGACTTGCAGAGTATGTAAAAATAAGTAGAAAGTTTAAACACTATTTTAAATAATGTTTTGAATTTCACACTAAGCATCCTTAAGGATGCTTTTTTTATGCAATATGGTATCCTAAATACGTACAACGTATGCAGGAGAGTTATGAAACTTTTTCTGGACTGTTCCGATCCAGATCTCATTGCTCACGCTTACGAGACTGGATTGATAGATGGAGTGACCACTAATCCCAGTCTCATGAAGAAAGCGGGAGAGGATCCCAAGAGCGTTATCAAGGAGATCTCAGCGATCTTTCCGTGGACTTCATCAATATCTGCTGAAGTAGTCGGAGAGACTGCTGAAGAGATGCTAGAGATGGCACAAGAGTATCTGGAGATTGGTCCTAACATTACAATCAAAGTGCCCTGCACCAGAGCAGGTCTAAAGGCGTGTAAAGCACTTTCAGATGATGATGTGACTGTCAATGTCACCCTCGTCTTCTCAACGGCACAGGCGATTCTAGCGGCGAAAGCGGGAGCATCATATGTGTCTCCATTTGTCGGTAGAGTTAATGATCAGTATTGGGATGGCATCGATCTTATCGAAGAGATCTCAGATGTCTTTGCAACACATCAAGCAAAAACTGAAGTGCTTGCCGCTTCTATTAGAGAACCTCGTCAAGTCCAACAATGTTTTAAAGTGGGTGCAGATATTTGCACAATTCCATATGACATTTTCCAAAGACTATATGATCATGTATTAACTGATGCTGGACTAGCAAAGTTTGATGCTGATTGGAAAGAATTACAAGACAAACTATGATGCCAAAAAATACTTTAAACAAAGATGAATTCAAAGTGAGGGTTTATAAACTTAAATCCTCACTTTATGATGGATCCCATTGTCATAGAAATGGACAATGGCATGATGGTGCTCATCACATGCTAAACAGAATGTTAGATATGCTTGACGAGTATCGATATTGAGAGTACAATCAACACTGTCAGGGTTGGAAAGATGAATAAAGAAAATTTAAAGATCTTAATCAATGACCTTGAGATTGCTATTAATGAGCTCAGGGCAGAAGTGTATTCCGACACAGAATCTTACCTAGATAAAGATAATGTGAGACGAGTACATACATACGATGACGACGGAGACTACGAATGACAAACAAATTGACTATGAAAACCCCTGGATTTTTAACGGATACCCTTTTCTATCTGAGGACATTGACGACTATTTCGGTTTTGTCTATTGCATTACAAACACATGCACTGGTAAGAGATACATCGGAAGAAAATATTTTCACCAATTACGAAAGCCTAGAGGTGGAGGTAGGCGCGTTAAAAGTGAGAGCGACTGGAAAAAATACTACGGAAGTTCTAAAGAACTTACTGAGGAGCGCAAGAGGCTCGGCAATTTCGCCTTTAAACGAGATATAATTAGCCTACATAAATCTAAGGGACTCACAAACTTTGAAGAGACCCGCCAACTTTTTATCAACAATGTACTTACGGAGGCAATGTCAGATGGGACACCTGCATATTACAACTCAAACATCCTTGGTAGGTACATGCGTAAAGACTATTTCAAAACTGGCACACCCAATGATTGACGCTCTATAGAGAATCTGCTATAATTACGGAGTAGTCAAGAGGAAACACCCATGGTACCCTATGATTGTGTCGATGATTTTACAATCGAAGATCAATTAATGGATCTTTTCATTGATCAACTGCATCAATTTGCAGAAGATGATGAATCCTCCTGTACTACTTCGGACTTTCTCTGGTCCAGTAGCTCAGCGGAATAGAGCAACTGCCTTCTAAGCAGTCGGCCGATGGTTCGAATCCATCCTGGATCGTTGCCCTTAAGGGCAAACAGGTCCGATAGAGGTAAAGTCTATGACTACAACACAAAAATTCTCGTCTGCCATTGATATTCTTTGGGATGCTATTGACAGACAGGTGACACTTGACATCGAGTATCCTATTCTTTATAATCAGATTGTGAAATTTTATGAGGAAAAAGGTGTCAATTTTTACGGTGATGTAGATGAGGATTATGATATCCTCCTTACTAAACTTGAAAAAGACCTATCACTAAATTATGCCTAATGTGACTGTGCTCCTTGAGCGCACCCCCTATCGTTATGTTGAGGTCGGGACTCTCGATAATGGGTTTCCCGACTATCGAATCCAAAAACAACATGAGTATACTAAACGTTACTCAGACATGTATCTCTGTGACAACCAGATGCAAATTCTACTTGCCATGGAAGACTTTGAATACACCAAGTGGT